TCCCCGCCTTCGGTGCTGATGCAACGCCCGACGCGGACGGACTTTCTACCGCGCTGATGTGCAGCACTTACGCGGTGCAACTGGATGAACTGATTAGCTGGGTCGAGGCTCAAGCTGCGGTCAATGTGAATGAGGAGCGCAAGTAATGGCTGGCCTGTCCCTATCAAGCGCGCTGTCATTAACGCCGTCAATGCCGCGCTAAGAGCCGGATCGGTCACAGGTTGCACTATCATCGACTACAACGCACTGATGCGCGATCCTTCAAACCATGATGTTTGGCGTTCTGACGGCGGCGTACAATGGACGGATGACGGTGTGCATTACAGTTTGGTGGCATCGCCATTGATTGCGGCTTTGATACCCGCTTTTTGACCAAAAAGGGCGGCGCGACTGGGAACCCCCTGTCCTAACGCCGCCCTGTGTTGCCCGTTTTTCCGTCCGTCCACGTTCACGGCTCGGTGATTGTCGGTATCGTCTGCAAGTCCGACTGCTGGATTCTACAATAGACCTTGGCCAGCAGCCCCTGTATCTATCGCGGCCCGTCGCACATGGGTGGAGCCGATACCTAGCCCGATACATGGCACTGTGCGCACAGTGCGGCCCATGTAGAGCGGGTAACTGGTAACTGGCGGGCTGCGCATTCGCAGCAGGTAATTCCGGTTTCCCCGCACCCGCCAGCACTTTCAGGGAAAAGACATGGTGTCCCTTGGCACCTCCTGCATCCGCTACGCAGCTACAGAAACCGATGGTGCGCGCGACTGGTAAACCTGTCCTTGAAGCGTTCGGCGTCTATGCACCCGTTTTAACACATCCCCGCAACGTGTCAAAGGATCGGCGGTTTTGTTGACATGAGGGCGCGGATTGTAGCACTTGCGAACGGCTCTCCGGGTAATCTGCCGTAGTCCGGGTGAATGTATCCGCACACCGCGCCCGCCGCCTCATCAAGCGCCTTGTCCCGCGCTTCGGCAAGTTCGGCCTGTAGGGCGGCGATTGTGGCGGCTTGGGCTTCGATTAGGTCGGCAGCTTCAAGCGATTTGGGGTGTGCGTGAAAGTATGGTTTCTGGTTCGTCCACTCGTTTTTTTCGCGCAACCGCTCAATCAACTCACTGCTCATGTCCCGGTCCTTTCGCGCGGAGGGCGTATCCGTGCATCGTCGAAATGATCCGTCCTTCGTGACCGGGTGCAAGACAGTGGCCGTAGGGACCGACAATCACGGCAGGGCTTTGTTGCCTGTTGAAGCGCCACGCTTCCAACCCCTCCCGCACATCCGGCGATTTGGTCATGGGGCTTCCTGTGCGTTCATCCTGCATGATCGCCTCCCCTACAATGGTAACAGCGATGACCCGCCTCGTGGAGGCAAGCATCCACCAAGAACGAAAAGCTGGCGAACACGGTGCCGACCAGAAAGCCTATGAAGGCACAGGCTGCGTAGGTCATTGATCGGCTCCCTTGGTAAGTGCTGCGAGGGCCATACGGCGATAGTCATCCATCGTCGGACCCGGTTTAGCTGCGCGAGTGCCGTGCTTCATGCTCGTCACGGAGCCTCTGCCTGCCAAGAATGCAGCAAGTTGCAGTTCGACCATCCGCTCAACAGCATCATCTGACACCACAACCAGCTTGCCGGTGCGGATGCATTCTGTGGTAAAGCGGGCAAACTCGACCAAGGCGTCAACGGCATCCCATTGATCCTCGCTTAATTCGTAGTCGCCAAAATACTTATAGCCGGTGGCTTTGACGCCATCCATTGCCTTTGCGCTCAACTCCGCCAGCGTCTTTGCGAGGTCACTTTGCATCGGGCTTGTCCTGTTGTGCGAGGGCTTGGCGGGCGGCGTCTTCGCTGGCGTGTTCAACCAATTCCACGCGGTCGTCTGTTTCAAGCGCGTCCATTTCTTCGTCGGTACGAACGTGAACGGTGCACCAAATCGACGGCATAGGACCGGCGCAATCGACACTGACAACATGCCGACCGGGTTTGAGATCCATATTCTCGACAACCTCATCAGGGCTGTCTTGGCAGTCCTCACTGCCGTAGCCGTCTTGATAGAACCACTCTGGCACCAGCATTTTACGGATGCGTTGGTTTTCCTCCCGCAGCTTCGCATTATCCGCCACCAGATCGGCAGTGCGTTCGGTGAATGCGCGTTGGATGGTGAGGGCTGCGGCGGCGTTTGCTTTAGGCTTCCACTTTACGCTTCCGCCTGTCGCTGCATCGCTGGCAAGGTGCCACAACTCCACGGCCCACTGCTCTGGGTTAGTCTGGGTCATTGCACGCGCTCCTTTTCACCCGGCCAATGGATTTTGCCGTCCATACCCTGCCAAGACAGGACGCCCGCACCGTGCCAGTTGATCGGCCAATCAAGCACGCTGCCACCTGCGAGGAAGTCGTCCAGATAGTGCGGATTCGCGGCCAAGAACGACACGATACTGCCCGCCGTTTCCATCGCGCCGACATTGGCTTGAATGCCAATGGCCCTAGATACTTTGGCGATGTATTCAATCACGCTCTGAGGCGTCGGGTTAGTCTGCATTATGGCCTCCTGTGGTGGGGTGGGCCAACACTTGCCGCGTGTTGGTGATCGAACATAATCATTACCCATGACCGGCCTCCTTGGGTTGGGCTAGAGCGTCGGCAAGCACTTGTTGCAAGGCGGCGCGCTCTGCCAGTTCAGCGGGTTTTAACGGTGTGCACCATTCACAACGGCGGGTGCAAAGGCAGCTATCACCGTCCCATGTGTCGCACTGCCAATCCCAGCCACACCCATAGGTAAAGCCTTCGCCGCCACAATTGGCGCAATCGTTGGCGTCTTCGTCATAGTCGTAACTGTCGATCTCGTCCGCGATGCATGAAGCACAAAGGATGCCGTGCTTCAATCTGACCGGATTATCGCAATGGGAGCATTTACCCCATCCGCCTGACCCGCCGCAATCTCCACACCCGACCGTTAGGCCATGCGCGCCGCAATCCTGCCGGTGGAGTTGCCCCGTGCCCGCGCACGTCGAGCAAGTCTCACTCACTTGCGCCTCCTGCCTGCGAGAGCCCGCTCTCTGGTGTCTCGTTCATGCTTCACCTGTGGCGGCGGAGAGGGCGGCGCGGGCGAGTTTGCGCATATCAGCGGCAACGCAACGATAGTTCGGCAATTCCGCGATCTGGCGCAGTGTATCGAGCATGACGGGCGCAGCGGCGGCTAATGCCAAGTTGGCGCGTACTGGCAGTTCATCGCTCATATCTTCAGGGTAGAACTCGCCAAGCAGTTGCGTGCCGTTCTCTCGGCTGCGGCCATAGATAGCAAACGTGCCATCGTTGCCGACCTCGCCTGTCCATGATCCGGGCGTATGCGCGGGTGTTTTTACCGTGGCGGCTATCGTATTGGGGGTGGTCATGATGGTTCATTTGCTCGTTTGGCGTCGGCACGGACTTGGCGCATAAATATCCGCTGATACACAGCGCGCTTCAATCGCTCACCTTCCCGCACCAATGCACCGCCTTGCGCAATCAAGCGTTCAGCCTTGCTCACTTGTAGCTTGTCGCTGCGGTCCATGTATTCGCTGTTCAGCATACACCCTCGCACGCTTGCGCCGCTAATTTCGGATCGCCTTTGCAAAAGACGAGAATGTTCTGGTGCGTTTTACCCAGCTTGCGGCCCGCCTTGAATTGCTTGCCGACGCGGATCGGTAGCGACCCTACGGCGGTGACGAGAATAGCCTCGTTATAGAACCCGGCCCCGGCGTCCTGAAACGCCGATACCGTATCGCCTACGAAGTTGCGGTAGAACCCGCGCTTATCCCGGAAATCGCCCACAACAAAAGCGGCAAAACGGTTAGGCTTAAGCTTCGCAACGGCGGCGGCAATGATAGCCCGATACGCCGTTATAAAGTCCTCATGCCGCATTGCGCTAAGGTCGTCCGGTAGGTCCGAATAAACCTCAAGGTTGCCGTAGGGCGGGCAGGAAAACACAAAGTCCGCCGTGCCGCCCCATAGCGGCAAATTAGCCGCGCTATCGCCTGTGACCCAGGCGGGGGCATTCCCAGGGCATATCTCTGAAGCCTGCGCCACATTGGCCGCGACCTGTTCGGCGCGCAACTCAAAGCCGGTGTATTTGTAACCTAATACGCTTGCAACAATGCCGCGCACGCTACCGCCCGCAAATGGGTCGGTAATGGTTCCGCCTTTAGGGCAGAACCAGCGGTAACAAAGTTCGGTTAACACTGGGTCAAATATGCTTGTGCCGCTTTGTTCGGCATCACCGAAGCCACCGGCATGTTCCATTGCGCGGCCACTCGAAACGGTGCTAAACTTATTGCTTGATGCGGTTTTAGGCCCGCCCAACCAAGCGCCACCGCCACCGCCACCGGGCGCAAGGCGCTGTTTTCCGGTTTTATCCACGCCCCCCCCTACAACGTGCTCACCGCGCATCAGGTCTTGCCCGAAGGTGCGCGCCTTTCCCTTAGTCATGCACTTTCCCCTTGTTCCGGTAGAAGTTCAGGCCTTTCTCGGTGATCTGCGGGCTGTCGCCCCATGTCAGGCCTTGCGGGGTTGTCATATTCAAACCCGACGTTCCAGGTTGCCCCCCCCCCGCGTCCTACTTCTGATTTGATGCCAAGCGCCAACCACTGGCGCTTGCGCTCCTGCCACCATCCCTCACGCGCGTTAAGCACGCTGAACGGGGGGTAATCGAACGTCTGCGCCAGAACGCTTTTATGTCCGTTTATTACTGGTTCACCAAATAGATCAGTTTCCCGCATTACGATACCTTTCGACAAGCGCCACTTTACCGGCCTCAATAAGCTGTTCTGGGTCGCGCCCCAACTGCCGCTGGAAAGCGGGGCGCGTAATTGCCTCATGCGCCCGCATTATTGTTTTTTCTTGCACCCCTAGACGGGGAAACTTTGCGGCGAGGCGGATTGCCTCAAACCAGTTGTCGGCGTGCATAGCGGCTAGCACCGCGTCCAGCTTGCGCGGGGGTGTGCCGGTTTTCCCTACGCTACCGGCTTGAGCGTCCGAACCATCGCGGGGTTGTGTCTGCATGGGGGATACTCTCCGTTAAACCCGACTTTCGGAATGAAAGCCTTCACCGCGATAAGGGTGGTGTTAGCTTATTTGTGTTAACATTGCGCAAGTGTCAAGCACTAATCCTTACCCAACGCCTTCGCCAATCGATCCAGCAAATCCACGGCTGCGAAATAGCCTTTCGTATCGCGGTCCAGGTATGCCAGATGCTCCGCATTCACGCGGGCACGGCACCATGCTGCGTGTTCAGGTGTCATGGCGGGTTACCTTTGCGATAGGATGCATCACCTGCATTAGCAGGTGCTTCGCAGCACGGCGAAGCGCGTAGGGGTCTTTCGACCCGGTTGGCATTATGCCAACGCCAAAAAAACCTATAAGCGTATCCATCCGGTCTGCGATAACTATCGTGCGGGTAACAGGTTCATGTTGAACCCATGGCGGACCATCCCAAATAGCGGGCATGCGCTCGACAAGATAACGCGCTATTGCTGGCAATGGGCTTTCGCAATCAGCTAGATAGCCTTGATCACGATAAGCTTGCTCCGAGACTTCAGCCAATAACCAAACCCGATCAAGCGCCTCTATATCGAATATGCAATAATCGAAGGCTGCGATATATCCTGACTTAAACCCCCTGCTTTTAAGATAGGATGAAACGAAATCCAACAGCCACGTTGCTCCGCTATCTGCGGCCCCACTGTTTGTCGATTGCCCAAGGCTTGTGATAAATGGCCCATATGTGGGCAAACAGCAAACCATGTTTGCAATGTCAGGCTTCATCCGCCTACTCCTTCATGGCGTTTCATCCACTCCTGCATGGGCACAGATGCCTTGACGCGGGGCGGCGCGAACAGATGCGCGGGGCCGGTGATCCAATTGCCGGTGTGGGGGCATTGGCGGCGGATGGTGGCGATGGGGGTCATTTTGCGCGCTCGGCAAGCATGGCGTCGGCAAGGTCGTATGCATCCCTTGCCATTGCTTGAATGAGCGTCACCCCGTTACCGGGCATAAGCGGTTGATGCTGGCCCGCGCTGGTCGCAGAAATGATGGCGGGCAAAGCCTGACCAGCAAACCAGTCGCGCAAGGTCATGCCGTCGGTCGGTTGCAGGCTCCATGTGCTATTCCCGGTGTTGGGAAATGCGGGTGGGTTATCCGGGGGTGTTTCAGCCATGGGTAAGCGCTCCGATTGTGAGAATGACGGCTGCGAGAATTGCCAGCGCGATAGGCGTGACGATCAGGCAGGCGATGAAGTCGCGGCGGGGGGAGTAGTCAGGCATTGACCACACCCCGCTCGGCACCGACGCAATCGGCATCGCGTGACCACTGCCACGGCTCGACCGGCGCGTAGGCCTCCACCTGCATTTCGCTGACCAGATCGGCCTTGAGTTGATGCGACTTCACCGTGTTGCCGGTGGAAGGGCTGCGCACCCAAATTTCCTTGCCCTGCTTGATCTGGTAGAGGCGGACCGTCTGCTTGCCGTCCTCCACTGCGAGGATGACGAACTGGTCCTTGTGCAGGCAGTAGCTTTGCGCTTCGAGTTTGGCGTTTTCGAGCGTCGAGGCTTCGATGCGCAAGGGGTGGTGAATGCCACCTGCCAGCTTCCACGCCTTGAACGTGTCAGTCAGGGCGACGGGGCGAACGCTGCGGACGTTGGTCAGCATGTTACACCTGCCTTTGCCAGCACGGCAGCAATGCGTTCAAGGCGGCGTTCGCGGCTGTCAGCGGTGGGCGGGTGACGTAGGTCGCTGGCGTATTGATAGGCCAGTTCGAGCAGTTCGGGAGCGGCTGCGAGCAAGTTAGCGTTGGCCTCGGTCATCCAACCGCTTGCTTCCAGATAGTCAGCGCCGTGGTGAAATGTGACTGGCTTGATGCCCCAAAAGCGATTGCCGTCGTCGTTCAATTTCGGGTCGCAATCCCATTCGACTGCGATCCAAGGTCCGGGAGTGTGTGCCATCTCAGCGCACCCCCGCCTGTGCCATCCAACGGGCGTCGGGAATGGGCTGGATGACTTCACCGCTGCTAAGCAACTTGGCAAGACGGGCATCGCGGTAATCGCGCCATTCCTTCCAGTTGTTCACGTTGTTGTGAAATGGGCCGGGGTAGACGCTCACGTAGCTGCGGTTTTCCTCTACCGCGTCAAACATGCCCGAAAGGCTCGGGAAGTCATCGGCCAAGTCCGATGAAAGGCTGTCTGCGATCATGTCAATCAGCATCAGCTTTTCGCGGTCATCCAATGTGGCGATGCGGTCGATCATGCCGCCACCCCAGCACGCTTGAGGCATTCGGTCATGCCGACCGCCAGACGCGACCAAGCATCCTGCCTTTTGGCGTCGGCGTAGGCGTCGGCGTAGGCGTAGGCGTAGGCGTCGGCGCAGGCGTAGGCGTCGGCGTAGGCGTAGGCGTAGGCGTCGGCGCAGGCGTAGGCGTCGGCGTAGGCGTAGGCGTCGGCGTAGGCGTAGGCGTCGGCGTAGGCTTCGGTGTAGGCGTAGGCGTTTTTCAGAACTGGACGCCAATCCTCCACGCTGATATTTTCGCCTGTCATGGCGCGCATGTGCAGAGCCTGCAAGGCCTTGTGCGGTGCCGTATCGCGCTTGGCGGTTTCCGCCGCTTCGATGCCAAGCGGGCAGACAACATTTGCGTGCCAGTCATGGATGACGCTGAACGGAATGTTACCGTTCATCCGCGCCAGTTCTGCCGTGAAGTCGAGGCCCCATGCAAAAGCGGCGGCCTCTTCCTGCTTGTCGAAAAATGCAGGGACCATCTGCGCGAGCCAGCGCGGCATGATCTGCGCGGGACACTTCGACGGGCCATCAATGTCGTCACCGATGACGCCGAGAGCGCATGCCAGTTGACGGCCATCTCGCTCTACATGCCATTCGCCCTGCGTCAGACCGCCCGTCTCAAAAGCGGTGCGGTAGCGGTTGGCATACTCCTGTGCGGTGATGCTCATTCTTCATTCCTTCCGTTGCGATGACTTGACTTAAGCCACGGCTTGCGGTTATGTCAACCGCAGATTGCAAGGAGGCACAAAAATAATGGACAAGCAAAAATCAATCGAAGCATTCGGCGGGCCTGTCGCTCTCGCCAATGTGCTAGGCATTCGTCGGCAATCGCTGGACAAGTGGCCCCCAACCGTGCCGGAACCACGTGCGTCGCAAATCCGCGAAGCCATCCGCGCCAAGATCATCGCATTGCAGGAGTTGGTGAAGTGAGTGGCGCAAAGTGGTTCATCCCCGCATGGCTATGGTCAATCCGCCAGTCATGGCACGAAGCGAAAAGGTCAGGACAATGACCCCCGAAACAATCGCCCTGGCGCAAGTCGCGTCCTACATTTTCGCCGTCATGTGCTGGCTGGTTATTGCTTTGCCTTCCATGATCCCCGAAGGATGGGAAGACGCTGAAGGCTTTCATTTCGGGAGGCCGGGGGATGCCCAGTCCTAAGCGAAGATGTAAAACTGAGGATTGTAGCCAACTTATCGCTGCAAACAGCAAGTCCGGGCTTTGCGGCCATTGCAGGCAAACCGCCAGACAGGCGACGCTAAAGCGATGCACTGATTGCGACGCATATCTTGATCGTCACATAAAAGGCAATCTGTGCGGTTGCTGCATATCCATCCGCGCCGAAAAAAAGCGCAAGACGTGCAAGGTTTGCGGAACCGATCTATACCATGAAAACACAACCGGCTTTTGTTGGGAGCACCTCGTTCAAAAGCGTGCGGAAAGGGTGGATCATGTAAAGCCGATATTCCGGCCATACACCGTAGCGCATCTTGTCCGAGCTGCATCGTTGGTGACTTCGACAACGATTGACGAAATCATGCGGGACAGGTTCCGGTTTTTCTGCCGTATCCGATACGCCATCATGCACCTTGCCAAGCCGTATTTTTCGACAATCCGAATTGGCAAATCGCTGAACGGGCGCGATCATAGCACAGTCGTCCATGGGCAAGGCCGTGCAATCGACCTTATGGAAAACGAGGGCTTCCGCGTCCTTCTCCAGTCAATCGAGCGCGAGGCGCTGGCCATGGTGGAAATCGAACGCAAACGAATGGAAAGGATTGCAGCGTGACCACACACCTATCGCAACTTGCATCGCGCCTTGCCAAGCTGGCAAAAGATCATCCCGAAAACGTGCCGACCGAATTGGTGGAACTCGAAGTCCGCAGGGTCACTGAATTGCTGCATATGGCAAAGCAAGGCCTTATCGAGTAGCCGCCCATATCCGGCGCATATCATCCTTGACGTAAGGGCGGATCGTAACGGGGATTTTCTCCAATGCGGTCCGCCTTTTTTCAAGCGTAGGCATGGCGCAAATTTGTTGTGCGGCCTGCCATATCTCGATTGCAGCCCAGCTACGGATTGCAGGCGTGCCCGCGCTCTCGCCGCTCAAATATGACGCCAGTTGCTCACTAGGCCATAAACCGCGCCTGACAGGCTCGCTAGGCGCGAATAGATCATCTTGCATGGCATATCGCCCGCCACACCTCAAACGCTTCCCAAGCCGCTACAGCGCCAAGGGCAACGCAGGCAAACGACCCTGCCGCGAGTGAGGCAGTTAGATAATCCTCTTGCCCGTCCTGCCACTTGCTTTGCGTGTGATCCTGCCTTTTCAATTCGCAGACGAAAGACGGGCAACCAGGTATCACAATATCGCTTGCGCCTTTGGTCATGCCTTCCGCCGCGTGCTTGATCACGCTGGAAAACTGGCCCTTTTCCTTCAATCCCTCATTGCGCGGATGAATTGCGATCAGCCCCCAAGTGGCAGGATATTCCCTACGCAGCTTACTAAAAAAGGAAGCCTGCTCGACTTCCTCTTTGGGGCATATCCCGCGAAACGTGATGTCGCCATATACCGGAATGTCAGTGTTGAACTTCATGCAGCCTTATCCCTTTCTGGTGCCTCATCAGCTTCGCGATTGTAGGCAAGAATGCGGAAAAACTGGCTTTCGGCATCTTTGACATAGCTAATCGTTTCGGGCTTCTGGTTTCCGTTATCCGTCGCATTGTCGAACGCGGCCCAATCCCGCATTCCTTTGCTATGTGTTGCCTCCGGCTGGTGCCATGTGCTGAATTGCCGGTAGGGGGTCACCCAATCCGCCCGCATAGTGCGGTTCCCTCTTGTGCTAATGCCGGGGCGAACCGTCATCGCTAACACAACATCAGTTTGCGGGCGTGTCGGATCTCGTTTTAGCGCCTTGAAGTCCGCCACCAGTTTATCATTCGGGTTTACAATCTCGGCCTTGCAGACATAGCAATACCGCGCTGCAATGTCGTTTAATTCTCCGCATTCAGGGCATTCTTTGCCCGTCCAGCGATAGTTGCACCGCTCATATTCGCCTTTGGGGCCGGTCTGCACCTGCCCAAAACAGCGCCGCCCGAAATGGGCAGGCATGGGGCCATAATCCGTTTCGATCCTTGCACCAAAAACATCCAAGCAATAGCCGTTCTTGTCGCGCGGATGATCCACATAGGCCGGGTTCAAGCTGAATAGATTGGCATATCCGCAATCCGGGCATTCCGCATCGATCCCGTCACCGCCTTCTGCGGCTTTGCCAGCCTTGATAACGGGTGCGAACAAGTCTCCGTCTGGCGTATGCGCCTCAAGATTTTCAGCGTAATCAAGAACAAGACAATCTTGCTTTCCATCAAAAAGGCGAAGCCCACGGCCTATAATTTGCTGGAGCAAACTAACACTTTCTGTCCTCCGTAGGATCGCAATAACGTCAACATGCGGGCAATCCCAGCCTGTTGTCAGAACGCCTACATTGACAAGGTATTTAATCCCCTGTCTCTCGAACCGTTTCAGAATTGCAGTCCTGTTTTGGGTTTCTCCAGTTATGATTGCAGACAATTCTTTCGGGAGGCTTGCAAGTATCTCTTCAGCATGACGCACGGTGGCAGCGAAAAATACGACGCCGCGCCTTTCATGCGATTGTGACACCACATCGCCGACAACCATAGCAGTCTTGCGGCCATGTCCGACAAATGCAGCGTCAACTGTGGACGCGTCAAATTGACCATTAGGGCGAAGCACTAGCCCGCTAGTGTCGTATGACGATGTGTTTAACGCTCCAATGATTGGCTGTGTCAAAAACCCTTGTTCTATCAAGTCGCGCGCATCAACACGGTAGACGCAATGCGAGAAATATGGGTCACGCGAAACGTCATCACCATTAACTTTTCCGTCTGGCCAAACCCTAAATATGTAACCTGATCCAAGCCGATAAGGCGTAGCTGTCAAACCGATAACGCGCAAATTAGGTTCATCCTCGCGCATCGTTTCAATAATGGACCGGACAGTTGGGCTTAATGAGTGCGCCTCGTCCAGAATGACCGCGCAATACCCCTTTGCGAACCGGCTAATTGAACGCGCGACGGTCCCCGGCGTGGCGAAAACAACGGGGTGCCGTGTGGATTTTATCCCTGCACTGGCACTAAAAATAGACGCACTTGATCCTGTCGCTTGATATTTAGCGTGGTTCTGCACGACCAGCTCTTTCCTTGGGGCAAGGCAAAGAACTCGCTTTCCTCCGCTTATATTATGCAGCCATTCCGCGATTGACGCGATAATATGAGACTTTCCCGCCCCTGTTGCAGCATCTATCAAACATGGCGACACGCTGGCACGGACGAATGTTTTGACAGCATTAACTGCATCTAATTGATATGGGCGAAGCTGCATTACCGCACCTGCCAAAATGCGCTAGGCTTGCCCTTGTAGGGCGATAGATCGGCATCAGGGCAAAGCGCCTTAATGGCCTTGGCATAGCTAATAGCGCCCGCGCGTTCCGTCATGGTTAGCTTGCGGCCTGCAAACAAAGCATTCTTTTCGCCTGCAACCTTGATTATATCGGCAAGTAAGTCTTTCTTGCGCTCTGCCAATTGGTCAAGCCGTTCGTTCAAATCATCCCATTCGGCAATCATCTTGCGCGCGTCCGGTGTGTCGATCTCGACACGCTTAGGCGCTAGATATTCGTCCGCATTGTCCCGCACTTCGTCCATGTATTCGGCATGGAATTGCCGCAACCGTGGCAGATTATCATCGATCCATGCTTGATCGTATTCAACGCGGTGCAGGCTATTGCCATGCGTTGACCATTGCCAAAAGTGACAATGCGTTGTTTTCGTGACGTAAATCTGCACTTGCATCTGTGCCACATAATGCGGCTGCTCTGCTGGCGACTTGAATATAGGGTTGCGGTCGTTTCTAAGCCCGTATGGGCACTTAACCTCTATCAGTCCGCCATCGCTGACATAGCCATCAGGTGACGCGCCCAGCCAATCCTCGTGCATGACAAAGTAGGCAGGCTTAACCCGAAGTTCGGTTGTCATCTGAAAATCAATGATAGCGCCGCTTTCGTTCGCCGTGCCGTATTCCGTGGCGACGTTGCCGGTAAATTCAGACGGCGCACCAATGGCCGCGCGCACCATTGACCGCATGGCATCGGCGCGCGTCATGTAAGGCGATAAGCCAAGGATTGCTCCGACAATTGAGCCGGTAACGCGGCCCTTGCGCTTTTCGTGCCATGCAGGTGTGCGTTGTTCGGGTTCGTCTGTCATGTCGGCCTCTTATACTTTGCGGGGGGTGGCAGACTTTAACCGGCCTGCCAGCGGTGCAATTATGCTAGATCAGAAGGGCACATCATCGTGGTCAACATCAGACACGGGCGCGGCCTTCCTTGCCGGTGCCTTAGCCTCGGTCATTGAAACGCCCTTGGCTTTCGGAGATACAGCAGCTATCCAATTGCCACTATTCATCGTGCCGTCGCTGCCCTTCATCTCCCATACCATGCACTTGATAATCATAGGGCGATTGGTCAGCGCCAGGGCAAGGTCATCATCAGAAGGGCGGCGTGGAACCTTGGACAATTTACCGCCTGCGTTAGCGTCAATAGCAGCAAGCATACGCTTGGCCTTGTCACGCTTCTTTGCTGCCTTTTCAGCATCCTTAGCGTTCGGATCATCATCGGTTACCCAAAGTTTCTGAAACACTTTGCGGTTGGCATATTCAGCCGGTTCCATGACAGACCATCGCAGTGAGATAAACTCAGCAGCGCGATCTCGTGTTTCTTGCCATTTGGCTTCATCAATGATGGCCAAAACGCTTGACCCATCAGGAATAGGATCAAGATTGCCGGTTTCCTGCTCGTATTCCTTTTCGCCCGTATTGGCGCTTTCGCCGTCGCTAAGATCCCAAAAACCCATATCAATCACTCCTCGTTAGCAAAATCAGCCGGATCAACATCGGCTTCATCGGGTGCGTCGTTCTCGGTTTCATCATCCTGCACCTTTGCAGGCGCGGCTTTCTTCTTGGCGGCTTTCTTGATCCCGAACGCTTCGGCGAACGGGTTTTCACCCATCACAAAATCAATCGGTTCGGTAATGCCGTAGCGGTTCTTTGAAACGCTGGCGGCTGTGGCGTGGCAGATCACTTCGCGGTCGCCATTGCTGATAACCTTCTTGCGGTCGCCATCATCGCCGCGCAAAGCCGATTGCAGGCGGACAAATGCCACCATGTCCACATCATCCACATATGGCGGCAGGCTGTCTTTCATCAGGCGCAGCGAATACCGCTGATAGTCGTCCACATCAGGCAAGCGCATCGTCTCAATGTCGGCATGGCTGATAAAGATAACGACCATGCCGCACTTTTCACCAATGCGGCCCGCCATCTTGCGCACACGGGCATGTTGTGCGGCAACGTATTGCCGCCCAGCACCATAGCCGCCCATCGCCGTGTTGAGTGTTTTTGCCTTGCCGTCTTTTTTAAGGCATTCGGCTGTAAACAATTCTTCAAGGCGCGATACGCTGTCAATAATTAGCGTCTTGTAGGAATGCTCCTCTTGGCCCAGCCACATAAGCTGCGCCCAAAGATCATCTGGCGACTTGATAAGCGGAAACGCATCAGGGCGCATATTCTTAGGAATGGACTTCAAGCCATCCTCGGCGCGCAAAACAACAGGGTTCGGGAATGTAGCGGCAAGGCTTGTTTTGCCTGTGCCCGCATCGCCGCAGATCGTAATAATTGGGGGGGCGTCATCAATAGCTGGTGACGGGGGTGCAATAGATGCCATCTAATCCTCGCTTTCGGCGCATTGGCCTCTGACCGGCAACGACGGTCGTTCAACGTTGCGGGTTGACACTAAGCCGGATTGCGCGTTACGGTCAAGCATTAATTTTATAACGGTGTGAGGTTGATATGTTAACGCTTGAACAAATACGGGAAGCCTTGAAGGATAGGCGGATTGGTAAGGTTGCGGTAGCAACCGAATTGCGCCCAGCCACGATCATCGACATTCAAAAGGGGCGAACGCAAAACCCGTCTTACGAGACGATCAAGCGCCTTTCTGATTATCTGGAAGGGTGAACGATGTTCCGTCAATTCTATGAAGCTGGTTTCCGCATATTCCCGCTGTGGCGTTTTCGTGGGGAACATTGCGAGTGTGGCAATCCAGAATGCACCGCTCTCGGCAAGCATCCCCGCGCTTCCAATTGGCAGCACACCCCGCAGTGGGACGAGGATCAAGTGGACACGATGGACGCCATTGGACACTTTAAGGGCGGCTATGGCGTCTTGTGTAAAGGTTTACTGGTAATCGACGTTGACGCGCGCAACGGCGGTGTTCCATCATTTGAGCAACTTTGTGACGATGTGCCAGAAATACGTGGCGCGGACTTTATTGTTGAAACAGGTTCAGGCGGTGGTTCGCGGCATGTCTATTACGCTATGCCGGAAGATGTGGCGATGGTTTCGCACCTGCCAGAATATCCCGGCATTGACTTCAAAAGCAGCGGCTTTGTTGTCGGTCCAGGGTCGCACCATGCTTCAGGCGGGAAATACAAGGCCGCAGACGGCACGCCTTACGATATTGGTGCAGCACCTGCGGCATTGGTCGATAAACTACGCAAGCCCGAACGGTTCCGCACAGAATACAACGGCAATGCGCTTGATGTTTCCAATACCGATATTGCTGAAATGCTCCGTCATATCCCGAACGACGATTGCCACTATGACGATTGGGTCAAGATCGGCATGGCGGTGCATCAGGCAACCGGCGGAACAGGATACGACATTTGGTGTGATTGGTCTGCGCTGTCACCAAAGCATGACGAGCGCGATATGCAAAAGCGCTGGCATAGCTTTGGCAAGTCAGCAAACCCTGTCACCATCGGGTCGCTGATTTACCATGCAGAACAGCACGGCTGGCAAATGCCTGTCACGTTCTCACCAGAACCTGAACTTGTCCTAACGGCACATGATGAGCCAGAGATGGCCAAGGGTGATTTGCCGGTTGATATTACGGGCATCGATCTAACAGCCCCCCCGGGCTTTGTGGGTGACGTTGCGCGATGGATTGAGAGCCAAGGGCGTAGGCCGCGCCATCATATCGCCGTCGCGGCTGCATTGACCGCCATCGGGAACATTGCGGGGCTTCGCTACATCGACAAGCGCGACAGGGTGACGGCCAACCTTATTGCGTTTTGCGTGGCTGGCTCCGGTACTGGCAAAGAGGCCATTATAGGTGCTGTTGGCGATATTCACCGTGCTTGCGGCATGGCTGGCGCTTCTCATGGGGTAATGAAGTCAGAACAGGAAGTCATCCGCAATCTGATACGGCATCAGGCGGCTTTCTACATGATCGATGAAGTTTCCGGGATGCTTTCAAAGGTCCAGAATAGCAAAAAGAAGGGCGGTGCGGCGTACCTTGAGGGCATTCTCGACATCATCATGTCGGTTTTCACAAAGTCGAATAGTTACCTGATGCTTAGTGGGGATCTAAAGGAAAGCGTGAAGGCTGAACTGGTTAAACAGATAAGCCAGATCGAGAAAGCAAAAGAGGAAAAGGGCACTAACGCCTTTTTGGAAAGCCGCCTTACGTCATCCGAGCGCCAACTTGCCTCAATAGACAACGGCCTGGAACGTCCGTTTTTATCATTCATGGGCTTCACCACGCCTGTTGAATTTGATGATCACGTTGATTTTAAGACTGCCACTAACGGTTTTTTTGGCCGTAGCGTCATATTCAATGAGCGCGATACCGCACCGGCCACAAAGCCGGGTTTTGTCAATCCACCGGAAATGCCAGAAGCTATGGCAAACACTTTGCGGATGATTGCCAGCGGGGGTGAATTTGACAGCTCCAATTGTGGGCGCATTGAATATTATGACGAGCGTTATCCCGTGCCAACGGACGACACTGCAAGCACCATGCTAGACGCAATCAACGTATGGTTCGACGATCAAGCCATTGCCCATCGTGCCACTAGCGGCCTTGAGGCGTTGTATCTGCGAGGTTACCAGATGGTTTCAAAGGTTGCTTTTATCCTGGCCATTCCAGAACGGCTTAGAACGGCTGAACATGTGCGTTGGGCATTCGCTTTGGTGCGCCGTGACATAGAGGAAAAGGCACGGCTTGTCATCGCCAATGACAGCCAGAAAGATAGCCCCATGATGGCCATGCAAGCGCGCATTGCGAACATCTGCGCCAGTGATGAAGGGGAGACGTTAGGTGTGATCCTGAACAAGATGAGGCCGTCAAAGCGCGATCAGGTCGAGAAAGCTATGGCCGCGATGGACAAGGCAGGCATTTTGAAGCGTGTTGCGTCAGGACGGCTCTACAAGGGAAATCCCGTAGAGAAATACGTCTTTTGCGGTTAACCGAGCGGTTAATGTTAGGTGTTAGTGAGAATCCTAGGGTCGTTATAACTACGAATTAAGCCTTATTTTTCAAAGGCTTAAGCAAGGTATAGCGATCTTAGTTGGATTTCTGACACAGATACATAAACAGACACTGAAAGGTAGGTGTCCTAGAACATAGTCATAGAGCCTGTTTTTGGGCTACCAAAAATCAATCTTTAAGATATCTTACTAAGATATCTATAGTTTGTAATTTATCCAATGGTTTCAAGGGTTTAAATCGTAGGGTAATCTTAGGAAGCCCTACTATGATTTCCTAAGATGCAAATGTGATTTTTTGGGGTTGACGCCCCCTCGCAATATGCTAGTGTGTGGTTATTGGGATTGACCCAGCCGAAAGGAAAACCAAGTGCAAATCACTCTCCAACAGTTTGAAACAATCGACAGCCTCTTCCGGGCATGTCTAAACCGCCCCGCGATTGAAGCGGTGGTGGCCCACCCTCTCGCGTCGCAGGATTATCTGCGCACGGTGTATTTCCGTCCTGAATGGGAATTGCTCGACGCCTGCATCGAAGCCATTGGCTACGAAGCTGCCAATACGTTTGCCAGCGCCATTGATTGCGCCGCGTCCATTCTCACGGACGCGCTGACTGGCAAGGTCGAAGTTATCGACGTGATGGAGTTGATGGCATGATCCAGACATTCACATTCGGCCAGCGCGTCCGCAAGAAAGGTGGGCGCGAGGTCTTTCTTGTGCTTGGGACTGAGCCAAGCGGCGCAATTCAGATCGCGTCGTGCAACTGGAAAACCGCTGCCAAGCCTCACGAACTGGAACCAGCATGACCCCCCAACAGTTCCGCGCAGCCCGCAACGCACTAGGCCTATCACAACACGCAATGGCGCAAGAGATGCTCATGGGCGTCAATGGCTGGCAATCAATCCTGCGCTGGGAGAAAGGAACGTCAAAGGTTCCAGGCCCAGCCGAATACGCAATACGCCGGATGATGGATGATGCTGGGGTGGCCCCACTTGCACAAACCAACGGGAAGGGGTAAAACAATCCCGTGGCAACCAACCTTACACCCAAGCAAGAAGCGTTCGTGCAAGCGTACCTGACAACGGGTAACGCTTCGGAGGCTTATCGGGTGGCTTATGATGCTGAAAAGATGAAGCCATCCGTTATTAACGTGAAGGCTTCGGAGTTACTGGCAGACGGTAAGATTTCGGTAAGGGTATCGACACTTCGGGAACGCGCTGTTGAACGAACGTTGGTGACGGTTGAAGCAATCACAGATCGCCTGCTTGCACTTGCGGAAAAGGCTGAAGCTAAAGACAGCGAAAGCGGCTTGAATGTGTCCCGCGCTTCCCTGATGGATGTTGCCAAGCTAAATGGGTTGGTCATCGAAAAGACCGCGCATTCTGGCGGCATCGAACTAACATCCATAACCCGCCGCGTGGTAGATGGCTGAATTAATCATCGACACCCCGCGATGGATGGTGCCGCTTCTTGAACCGGCACGCTACAAGGGCGCGCATGGTGGCCGAGGCTCTGGCAAGTCCCATGCGTTTGCTGAAGCGGTCATCGAAGCCCATGTGATGAACCCTAAGCGCCGCACGGTCTGTGTTCGTGAAATTCAGAAATCATTGGCGCAATCAGTCAAACGCCTGCTCGAACTGAAGATCGAGGAACTGGGTGTCCAATCCTATTTCGAGGTGCAAGAGTCCGCGATCAAATCCCGCAAGGGCGATGGCATCATCATCTTCCAGGGGATGCAAAACCACACGGCAGATTCGATTAAGTCTTTGGAAGGTTTCGACTGCGCATGGGTTGAGGAGGCGCAATCACTAAGCCAGCGCAGCCTTGACCTACTCCGACCGACAATCCGCAAGCCAGACAGTGAACTGTGGTTCACATGGAACCCGCGCCAAGCTGATGATCCTATCGACGTTCTGTTGCGTGGTGAAAAGCCACCGCCAGACGCCAAGGTTGTTCAGGTCAATTACAGCGATAACCCGTGGTTCCCTGACGTTCTCAAGAACGAAATGGAATACGACAAGGCACGCGACCCTGACAAATACCTGCACGTTTGGATGGGCGACTATTTGGCGAACAGCGAAGCCCGCGTATTCCGCAATTGGACGGTCGAGGACTTTGAAGCACCGAACGATGCCGTGCACCGCTTTGGTGCAGACTGGGGCTTTGCCACCGATCCAACAACACTGGTTCGCTGTCACATAATAGGACGCAAGCTGTTTGTGGACTATGAAGCGTGGATGGTGGGTTGCGACATCATGGACACGCCTAACCTGTTCCTGACGGTCCCGGAGGCGGAAAAATGGCCTATCGTGGCAGACAGCGCGCGGCCTGAAACAATAAACCACATGCGCAAGAATGGCTTCCCTAAGATCATGTCTGCGGTCAAAGGCGCAAAGTCTCTTGATGATGGCGTTGAATGGCTGAAGTCCTATGACATCATCGTGCATTCGCGATGCCAACATCTGATCGATGAGCTAATGCTCTACAGCTACAAGGAAGACGCGCTAACCGGCAAAATCCTTCCTGTGCTAGAGGATAAGCACAACCACATGATCGACGCGCTACGCTATGCCTGTGAGGCTGTCAGACGCAATCCCCGTAACCGTGTCAGTAATGACGAACGCATATCGCGCCGTCGCGTCGTCGATAGCCGTGGCGCTAATTCAAGCTGGCTCGGCGCGTAGTTGCCAAGCTAAATCTGTTGTGTTAACGTAGTCCGCCAACGTCGTGATGACCGTAGGACCGAGGGTTTGCGCTAGTGAGTGACGACAAAACGCTTAACACAATGCGCGCCCGCCTTACGATGGCGATGGGCGCTTATAGCGATAGTCGTGAAGACGAATTAGACGACCTGCGTTTCCGTGCAGGATCACCCGACAACCAATGGCAATGGCCTGCCGATGTGTTGTCTACGCGCGGTTCGGTGCAAGGCCAGACAATCAACGCTCGGCCATGCCTGACGATCAACAAACTACCGCAGCATGTGTTGCAGGTCACGAACGACCAGCGGCAGAACCGCCCCTCAGGTAAAGTCATCCCCGCCGACGATAAGGGTGATGTAGCGGTTGCTGAGATATTCGACGGCATTGTTCGGCACATCGAATACATTTCCGACGCGGACGTTGCCTACGATACCGCCTGCGATAATCAGGTGACGTATGGCGAAGGTTATATCCGCATCCTGACGGAATACTGCCGGGACGATAGTTTCGACCAAGACCTGAAGATCGGGCGCATTCGTAACTCGTTCTCGGTCTACATGGACCCGACAATCCAAGACCCTTGCGGCGCTGATGCGCAGTGGTGCTTTATCCGTGAGGATATACCACTTGAAGAATACGAACTAAACTTCCCCAACGCGCAGCCGATCAGTACGATCATGGCGCAAGGCGTTGGTGATGAAGGTTTGAGTAGCTGGCTGAACAACAAAACCATCAGCATTGCCGAATACTTCTATTACGAAAACAAGACTGAAACGCTCAACCTTTACACTGGTAACATGACGGCATTTGCTGGCACCCGTGAGGATAAGGCGTTTGCGGAACAGTTTGGCAAGCCTGTCAACAGCCGTTCGGTTGTCCGCAAGAAAGTCATGTGGATCAAGACCAACGGTTATGAGGTGCTGGAAAAGCGCGAATGGGCCGGGAAGTATATCCCTGTCGTTCGCGTGGTCGGCAATGAGTTCGAGGTCGACGGGCAAATCTACATCAGCGGCCTTGTGCGCAATGCCAAAGACGCACAGCGCATGTATAACTACTGGGTTAGCCAAGAAGCTGAAATGCTCGCCCTTGCGCCTAAGGCACCGTTTATCGGTTATGGCGGGCAGTTTGAGGGCTACGAACAGCAATGGAAAACCGCTAACACAACCAATTGGCCCTATCTTGAGGTTAATCCTGACGTAACGGATATGGCGGGTAATTCCCTGCCACTGCCGCAACGCGCGCCTCCGCCACTGCCACAGGCTGGATTGATCCAAGCCAAGATGGGCGCTGCTGACGACATCAAGGGCACGACCGGCCAATACGATGCAAGCCTTGGCATGGCGGGCAATGAAAAGTCGGGCAAAGCTATCTTGGCGCGTGAACGTCAAGGCGATGTCGGGACGTATCACTACGTTGACAACCTTGCTCGCGCCATCCGGCATATCACTCGCCAGTTGGTCGATATGATCCCCAAGATTTACGACACGCAACGCATCGCCCGCATCGTTGGGCTTGATGGCGAAGTCGATATGGTTGAACTTGACCCGAACCAAGAGGAAACGGTTAAGGAAGTCCGAGATCCTAATGGCGGGTTGATCAAGAAAATCTATAACCCGACTGTCGGCACGTATGACGTAATGGTCACGACCGGTCCGGGCTACATGACCAAGCGCCAAGAGGCCTTGGAAGCTATGTCCACCATCCTGCAAAGCAATCCGCAACTGTGGTCTGTTGCTGGTGACTTGTTCATCAAGAACATGGATTGGCCGGGAGCGCAGGAAATGGCGGAACGGTTCAAGAAAATTCTTGATCCGAAGGTTCTTGCAACTGACGAAATGACGCCTGAATTGGCCGCGGCAAAGCAGCAAATCCAAGCCCTGACGCAGGAACTAACGCAAGTGACGACGATCATGGAAAACATCCAAGATAGCGCCGCACAACGCGAACTCGACATCAAGGAATACAAGGCAGATGTTGACGCCTTCAACGCCAACACCAAGCGCCTTGATACGGTTAAGGAGAGCCTGACTGCTGAACAGGTGCAGGACATCGTTCTAGGCATGTTGGATAGCATGAACGCAGATATGCCACCAATGCCTGACGCAATGCCTGCAATGCCTGCGGGAGCGCCTGCGATGGCCCCTGAACAGCCTATGGCACCACCCGAACAACCCATGATGGAACAACTGCCCGCACCTGTTGCGCAGCCTGAGGAAGACGTAAATGGACCTCTTTAACCCGCTTGAAGGCACGCAGTTTGCTTTGCAGAGCGCCGCTTATACCGGAACAGCCGGTTCAACCACTGGATGGGCCGCTGGTCCGCAAGGTGTGAAAATTTGGGCGACGACGGATGCCGTTGTCGTCGTTGGTGAAGGCGTCACCGCCTCCGCAACCGTCGGCACGCCTTTGCCTGCCAATCGGGCTGTTGTTTTCAAGGTTCCGCAGGGCACCGGCTCAACATGGCGCGTCTCTGCAATTCAGCTTTCCGCTGGTGGCACGGTTTATGCAAAGCCCTGCAATATCAGTTGATACCTTACCGATGAGGCACATCGGGAACCTGTGAGGGTTAAAAATGGACGACGAAACTTTTGAAGCGGAAGTAACCGCGCCGGTTCTTGATCTTACGGCAGATCAGGCAATCGCAGAACCTGAAACGCCGGAAACGAATGTCGAGGCGGTCAAGACCTTCACCCAAGAAGAGCTTGATGCGATTGTCGGCAAACGTCTCGCAAGAGAGCAGCGCAAGTGGGAACGTGAAGCGAAGGCTCCGGAAGCACCTAAGGGTGAGATTTATTCGGACGACTTCGATTCAACCGAGGCTTATGTCGAGGCACTAGCCGAACGTAAAGCCGAGGAATTGCTTGCAAAACGGGAACAAACCCGTGCGCAGCAAACCGCTTTGGATGCCTATCACGACCGTGAAGAACAGGCGCGGGAAAAGTATGATGACTTTGAACAGGTCGCATACAATCCAACGCTAAAAGTCACGAACGAAATGGCGCAGGTTATCCAAGCTTCGGATATTGGCCCCGATTTGATTTATCATCTCGGCAGCAATCCGAAAGAAGCGGAACGTATTTCCCGACTTGCCCCCTTCTTGCAGGCAAAGGAACTCGGCAGGATCGAAGCCACATTGGCAACGACCCCACCGGCACGGAAAACAACCACCGCGCCTGCCCCGCTTTCCCCTGTCACTGCCCGCACTTCAGGTGCGCCGACTTACGACACCACCGACCCACGTAGCCTGAAAACTATGTCAACATCGGAATGGATCGCAGCGGAACGGGCAAGGCAGTTGAAGCGTGCAGGCGGCTAACCACTTCAAAGGAATGACTAATGGCTAATTCGATCCTCACAATTGATATGATCACGCGGAAGGCGCTCGAAATTTTCGAGAACAGCCTGACGCTGACCCGCAACATCAACCGCCAGTATGATGACAGCTTCGCGCAGGAAGGTGCCAAGATCGGATCCACCCTTCGCATTCGTCTGCCTGACCGTGCGCTTGTGACCGATGGCGCTGCACTTCAGGTGCAGGACCAGAACGAACAGTTCACCACGCTGACGGTTGACAGCCAGAAGCACATCGGCCTGAACTTCACGAGCGCCGAGCTTACCATGTCGCTTGACGACTTTGCTGAACGCATCCTGAAGCCTCGCGTTTCGCAGCTTGCCTCGTCGGTCGATCAGGCGGTTTACAACAATGTGTTCAAGTATGTCGGCAATACCGTCGGCACGCCTGGCACCACGCCTGCAACATCGGCTGTTCTGCTTGCTGGCAATCAGAAGCTGAACGAGTTTGCGGTCCCAATGAGTGAGCGTTATGCCACCGTCAACCCTGCCGCTAACGCTGGGCTTGTTGAAGGCATGAAGGGCTTGTTCAATCCTACCGGCACGATTGCGAAGCAGTTTAAGTCCGGCCTGATGGGCGAAGGCATCCTTGGTCTTGACGAGATCAACATGTCGCAGTCGGTTAAGGTGTTCACCACGGGTTCGCGTTCGGCCACTGGCGGCACGCTGTCGGCATCGGTGACCACTGAAGGCGCAACCAGCATCGCTATCACTGGCGCTGGTAATGGTGCGACGGTCAAGTTTGGTGACGTGTTCACGGTTGCGGCAACCAATGCCGTTAACCCGCAGACGCGCGAAACGACCGGCTCGCTGTTCCAGTTCGTTGCGCTGGCTGATGTCACGTTGAATGGTTCGGGTGCAGGTACGATCACTGTTGCGCCGATCTATTCGGCTGGCACTGCCCTTGCTACCGTGGGTGCGTTGCCGCTTTCTGGTGCGGCTGTCGTGTTTGTTGGTGCGGCTTCTACGGCTTACCCGCAGAACCTCATTTACAACAAGAACGCTTTCACCTTCGCAAGCGCGGATTTGATCATGCCGCAGGGTGTGGATATGGCCTCGCGCCAGACCCACAACGGCATTTCGATGCGTATTGTTCGCCAATACGACATCAACAATGACCGCATGCCTTGCCGTATCGACGTTCTGTTCGGTTCGGCTGCAATTCGTCCTCAGGCCGCTACGCGCATGTGGGGCTAACAATTCGGGGCGGGTTTCGGCCTGCCCCCTTTTTTGGGAGTTACAAATATGGGCAATACCAAGGCAGTAGGCGTTGCCTACTCTGACCCCGATCTTGATTCGGTCTCGGTTTCGGGCGATGCTACCGTTTCCGGCTCACTCATCGTCGGCGGGAATACGATCAGCGCTGCTGAACTGGCCTTCATTGACGGCGTGACTGCGGGGACCGCTGCGGCGAGTAAGGCGGTTGTTCTTGATAGCTCCAGTGGCATTGCGACGATCACCTCCGCGACGATAACCACTGTCACCACGGGGGCCATTGCATCGGTTGATTCCTCACTCGGGGTTGATGGCCTTTCTGCTGCGCAGGGCGGTGCGATTGTCGTTACTGGCGGCGCGTCTAGCACTTCCGGCAATGCAGGCGGCGCTGTAACGCTCGCTGGCGGTGCGGGCGGTGCCACTGGCGCAGGTGGGGCTGTTGCTCTCACGGGCGCTGCTGGCGGGTCTACCAGCGGCACAGGTGGGGCAATCACCGCTACGGCTGGTGCGGGAACTGCTGGCAATGCCAATGGCGGCAATGTCGTGCTTACTCCGGGTGCCAAGAATGGCTCTGGCTTTGACGGTATGGTCATTATCAGAGGGCAGCCGCTGTTCCCGCAAGGTGCGCCCGCCGCCAAGACGGTCAGTGCTACACTGACGGCGGCGGAAGTCCTTACCGGCATCATCACCGTCAATCAGGCTGCTGCTGGGGCATCCGCGCAGCAGCTTCCGACTGCTTCTGCTATGGATACCGGCTTTCCGAATGCGGCGGCTGGCGACGCGTTCGATTTTTCGGTGATCAACACGTCCACGGTTGATGCTGAAGACGCTTCGGTGACGACCAATACCGGATGGACGTTGGTCGGGAATATGGACATTCCGGCTTATAGTGCTGCCGGGAGCCTCAATTCGTCTGGCATGTTCCGCGCTCGCAAGACCGGATCGGCTGCATGGACGCTATATCGCGTTGGTTGAATAACAGGGCTGGGGGAAACTCCAGCCCAAGGAGTATTTATGGCCGCGATTGTTCTCGTCCACCCGGTTCATGGTGCGAAAGTAGCATGTTCTGAGGCAGAGGCGGATTATGATAGCCAATCCGGCTGGACGCGCTATATTGAGCCTACGGAAAGCACTCCGGCTGTCACGCCAGAACCGGCGCAAGACAACGACACGCCCCCTGTGAAGCGTCGGGGACGGCCACCTAAGAGTGCTTCCTAATGACTAGCGCAGGCGACCTCATCAATAGTTCATTGCGGCTTATCGGTGTATTAGCTGAGGGTGAAACGCCATCAAGCGAAACGTCAAACGACGCGCTTGTTGCGATGAACCAGATGCTTGATAGCTGGTCGACCGAACGCCTTGCAGTGTTTTCAACGCAGGATCAGGTGTTCACATGGCCTGCGGGACAGATTAGCCGCACGTTAGGCCCAAGTGGCGTCTTTGTGGGCAATCGTCCTGTCGCTGTGGATGATAGCACCTATTTCCGCGATGCAGGCACAGGCATTAGCTACGGCATCAAGATTATCAATCAGCAGCAATATGACGCCATTTCGCTCAAGACGGTAACCAGCACGTTCCCGCAATTGCTGTGGCTGAATATGAACATGCCAGACATCGAGATGTATGTTTACCCTGTGCCGACAAGGGCGCTGGAATGGCATTTTATTTCTGTTGATGAATTGACGCAGCCTGCAACGCTGGCAACTGATTTGGTGTTCCCGCCCGGATATTTGCGCGCTTTCCGCTATAGCTTGGCGGTAGAACTTGCGCCTGAATTTGGCATGGAACCATCACCAACGGTAGTGCGGATTGCTCTCACATCGAAGCGCAACCTGAAGCGCCAAAATAGCCCGCTTGATGTGATGGCGATGCCTTATGCTATCCTTGGCGGTCCGGGCCGCTATAACATCTACAGCAACGCAAATGGGTAACCGCTAGTGAAGAGCCCCATCCTCGGCAGTAGCTACCAAGCGCGCAGTCCTAACGCTGCGTTTGACCGTCTAATTAACCTTTTTGCTGAAGTAATACCGGAAGGCGGCAAAGAGGCTGCTTGGCTGCAACGCGCGCCAGGACTACGGCTTTTACAAGCCATCAGCACAGGCCCTATTCGTGGCTTGTGGGCGAATACGACCGGCACGGCGTTCTACGTGGTGTCTGGTAGTGGTGTTTACAGGCTGACAAGTGCAACCGGCACGCCAACCTTGATCGGAACGGTTACCGGCACTGGCCCTGTGTCTATCGCGGATAATGGCACGCAATTGTTCTTTGCCTGCAACCCTGACGGTTACATCTACAACGAAACCACAGGTGTGTTTGCGCAGATCACGGACCCTGATTTTCCGGGCGCGGTGAAGGTCGGTTATATCGACGGCTATTTTGTGTTTAATGAACCTGATAGCCAAAGGATTTGGGTAACAACCCTGTTAGACGGCACGTCGGTTGATCCGTTGGATTTTGCCAGTGCTGAAGGTTCGCCGGATCAACTGATCGCAATCATTGTAGATCACCGCGAAGTGTGGGCGTTTGGCACGACTAGCGCAGAAGTGTTCTATAACAGTGGGCAGGCTGACTTCCCTCTAACCCGCATTCAAGGCGCGTTTAACGAGATTGGCTGTGCAGCACCGTATTCTGTCGCCAAGATGGACAACCAAATCTATTGGCTGGGCAAGGATGCGCGCGGCTTTGGTATGGTCTATCGTGCAGCAGGCTATATCGGGCAGCGTATTTCTACCCATGCGGTAGAGTGGCAAATCCAGCAATATGGTGATCTTTCGGGAACGACGGCTTTCACCTATCAGCAGGACGGGCACAGCTTTTATCAGTTGAACTTCCCGCAAGCTGGCGTTTCATGGGTATTCGATGCTGCAACGGGCGCTTGGCATGAACGGGCGTACTGGGGTGGCACTGAGTTTGAACGGCACCGTGCGGATAACCAGTGCGCTTTTGGCGGCACCACAATTGTTGGTGATTATGTAAACGGCAACATCTATGCGCTTGATCCGCTGACGTACTCGGACAATGGCAATGAACAACGCTGGCTGCGGTCATGGCGTGCATTGCCTACGACCAACTACAAGCGATCGGTTAACCATTCTTTGCAAATCGATGTGCAAGCGGGTGTAGGACTTAACACCGGACAAGGCAGTGATCCACAAATCGTGCTGCGCTGGTCTGATGACGGCGGGCATACATGGTCAAGCGAGCACAGCCGGTCGATGGGCGCGATTGGCAAAACCGGAACGCGCGTTATCTGGCGAAGGCTAGGTGCAACAATGAAATTGCGTGATAGGGTTTACGAAATTTCAGGGACAGACCCGGTAAAAATTGCTATCATGGGCGCTGAACTTATTGTGTCAGGCACCGCATCATGATTGCACAGATTACGCCCCCTCGTGTTGCGTTTCTTGATCCTCGAACGGGTGCTGTTTCGCGTGAGTGGTATCTGTTTTTCCTGTCGCTTTATGATCTAACAGGTGGCGGGACTTCGACTGTCTCGTTGGAAGACATCCAGCGGTCCCCTGTAAGCTCTGTGGGAATCGTCGAGGCGGCTCTAGGTGTATTGGCGCAGTATGCCGAAGCATTGCCCCCTAGCGTGCCTGTGGCGGTTTCTGATGTGGCATTGCCACCTGCCATCGAGGCGTCACCTTATCAGGACACCGCGCCGCGCTATGAGCCTCCCATGGGTGCAAGCGGCACATTCACCACCAACGATAGCAAGACCGTTACCGTGTTAAACGGCATCATAACAAGGATTGTCTAATGTCTGTTATCAACACCGTATTGATCCCCGCGAAAACGGCTGAGAATACCCAGACGACGCAATACACGTCAACCGGCGTGCTGACGATCATCGATAAATTCACGGCGACCAATTATTCTGGCACGGCGGCAACGCTGTCGGTTAATCTGGTCACGGCGGCGGGTTCTGCGGGCGATGGCAACTTGATTGTCAAGACAAAAACATTGCAAGCGGCGGAGACGTACACGTTCCCCGAACTTGTCGGGCAATATCTGTCTGCGGGCGCATTTATCAGCACCATTGCGGGCACGGCCTCGGCCATCAATATCCGCGCGTCAGGCAGGACTGTAACCTAATGCTAACCCGTAGTTTCGACATTGAACACATAAATGCCGTGGTTAATCATCCGGCTGTGCGTCCCTTTGTCGGCGGCGAAGGGTATTTAGATTTAGCGCCTGTCATTGATCACGAATTGAATGTGTTTCTAATGGGTGAGCATGGCGGGTTTCTTTTGGCATGGTCGGCTCCGAATGTGCATGAAATACACACGTTTATTCTGCCGCAAGGGCGCGGGGCTTGGGCTAGTAGCGCAGCGCGTGAGTTGATAGTTTTCGCGCGACAAAGTGGCGACAATTTGATATGGACGAAGGTGCCGAAAGACCAAAAGAACGTTGAGGTTTTCACGCGCCGCGCCGGTTTAAAAGACACAGGTTTGACCATGGAGTTGTTTGACAGGCTCTACAGTGTCTACAGTTTGGAGTTTGAAACATGCCAGTAGCGGGCGCGATTATCGGCGGTATCGGTGCAATCGGCGGCGGTTTGCTGGCATCAGGTGGTGCTAAGAAAGCCGCACAAATGCAGGCGGCGGCTGCTGACCGTAGCGCGCAAGTGCAGCAGGACATTTTCGACAAGCAAACCGAACTTCAAGCGCCTTTCCGTGAGGCAGGACTTACCGCACAAAATCAACTCTTGCAGCTTCTAGGGATTGGGGGTGATAAGACCGCTGCGGGTTATGGAAGCGCCGCACAATCGTTTGGCATGGATCAATTCCAAGCCGATCCGGGTTATCAGTTTCGTCAGGACGAGGGAATGAAGGCATTGGAGCGTTCGGCGGCTGCAAGAGGCGGGCTGTTGTCCGGTTCGATGCTTAAGGGCATCCAGCGCTTTAGCCAAGGTCAAGCCTCGGACGAATATAACAATGCCTTTAACCGCTATCAGGTCGAGCGCAATGCACGGCTAAACCCGCTGCAATCACTTATGGGCGCTGGCCAGACTGGCGCAAGCACGCTGACGCAAGCGGCTGGGCAGTTGGGGCAAGGTCTTTCTGACAGCATCCAGAACGCAGGCGCTGCTAGGGCATCGGGCTATGTCGGTTCGTCCAATGCACTGGCTTCGGCCTTGGGCGGTGCAACTAACTCGATAGGACAGTATTTGGCATATGGTTCGGGTAATAACACGTTAAACCGGCTCACCCCTTCGGCGTCGAATACCATTGCATCTAATCCGGGGATTTTCTGATGGCTAACGAGATGATTGCCCTACAGGCGCGCGCTCCCGATATGCCGTCATTCATGGATTACGTGCAAATTCGTGATCAAGCGCAAAACCGTCAGAACGCCATGGTCCAGATGCAGCAGCAGCAAAACGCGATGTTGCGTAAGCAGGCCGAAGAAGGCGCGATGAACAACGCCTACGGTCAAGCATATGATCCAGCAACCGGACGCATTGACGCAAACAAACTGGGCGACCTGTTGGCGCAAGGCGGTTTTGGCTCGGCCATCCCCGGCGCGCAGCAGGAACTTTCCAAAGCGCAGGGTGAGCAGTCTAAATCCAGCCAAGAGCAGCTTAAATACCTGCTAGGCGTCAATACGGCTGTGCGTGACCAGTTGGGCAACGCAAACACGCCCGAGGATGCTTTAGCGCGTGCGCAGGCATTGGTGCAGTCGTTCCCCGACATCGCCCCACATATGCAGCAGTCGCTTTCCACCATGCCGCAAGACCCTGCCGGTTTTGCGCAGTGGAAGCAGGACCAGTTACGTGAGAACCTGAGCGCCGAACAGCAGCTTAAACAGCACTTCCAAGCGCAGACGACCGGCGACGGCGTGCGCGTGCTGTCGATGCCTGAGTTTGGCGCTGGCCCTGCAACAGTTGTCCCCGGTTCGCAAGGTTCACTTCCACCACAAACGCAGTTCGTATGGGGCGCAAACGGCGGGAACATCGTTGACACGCGAACGGGGCAGGCAACGCCTGTTACTGAAGGTGGTGCTCCTACCAGCGGTTATTCCGGTCAGGCAATCGAAAGCGCCGTGACGGGCGCAATTCCCGGCGTGCGGGTAACAAGCCGCCAGCGTAGCCCTGCAAAGAATGCATCGGTGAATGGAGCCGCCAACAGCTATCACTTAACCGATCAGGCGCGCGATTTTGTGCCGCCGCCTGGTATGTCTATGAGCGACCTTTACCGATCCGTTAAGGCTGCGCAGCCCGGTATGCAGGTTATCAACGAGGGCGACCACGTGCATGTTGAACCTCCACGTGGCGCTGCACGTGGCGGGCAATTGCAGAAAGCTCCGACTGCGGGCGAAAGGACTGCGCAAGCTAAGGCGGCGGCGACAAAGAGTGAGGCATACTCACAAAGCGCGATTGACGCATTTGACCGCGCCATTGCAAGCGGTGAAAACCTTCTGAAGCATCCCGGCTTTGCGGCTGCGGTTGGTAGCGGCATTGATCCTGCTGCAATTGGTTCGTATAATCCGTTCACTGGTAAATCGTTTGCAGGCAGCGAAGCCGTAAACTTTGAAACCGATCTTGACACCATGAAGTCGCAAGTGTTCCTGCCAATGGTGCAGAGCATGAAGGGCATGGGTGCGCTGTCCAACGCTGAAGGTGAAAAACTGACGGCGGCAATCGGTAACCTGAACGCAAGACAGAGTGAGGCGTCATTCCAAAAGAATATGTCTCAAATCCTTAGTGATCTGAAGAAATACAGTGCCCGCTCTCGGTCGGGTGGTGCGCAGCCAGCTGCTAAACCCGCCACAAAACCCGCCGCAAATTCTGGTTGGGGCACCGCTAAAGTAGTAGGGGGCCGTTAATGCCTACTTATGAAATTCAGGCACCGAACGGCAAGAAATACCGCATTGATGGGCCTGCGGGCGCGTCTGATGAGCAGGTGCGGATGCAGGTTCTCAAGCAGTATCCTGATGCTGGCAGAGCTGCGTCTAAAGCCCCTGCCAAGCCTAAAGGCTTCGGACAGCAAATGCTCGACGCAAGTGCCAATACGTTGGCTGGGCTTGTGCAGGGTGCAACGTCTATTCCTGATATGGCCGCTGATGCTGGCGATGTGATAAACAGGCAGATTAGGCGCGGCGTTGGTGGCGTTGTGGGCGGTGGTTTGCGCGCTGTTGGCGCGGATCGTGCGGCAAACTTTATTGACAGAGGTGTTGCCGCAGCTGATCGTCGTGGGCCGACTATAGGTAGTGAGGTTGAAAAGTTATCCCCCACACCGAAAAGCGGTGCAGGACAAACGGCGCGTATGGGTGCACAGTTGATGGGTGGTATGGTTAGCCCCGTTAATGCAATGCTACCTAAGGCTCCCACACGCCCTACAGCGCCCCGCGCAACATCACCAAA